CAGAAACGGCAAACAGAGGACGAGATGTGTGGATTGTGGTCAATGGGACTCATTCTATCTATCACCCGAAGGGGCTAAAATCCTTCTGTTTGATATAGAAACAACCCCAATGGAAGTATATGTGTGGGGATTATTCGGGAACAAATATATTCAGCACGGCAATGTAATAAAAGATTGGAATGTCTTGTCTTGGTCGGCTAAATGGTTGTGTGATTCGGGTATTATATCTGATATTCAAACTTCTAAAGAAGCTATGAACAGGGATGACAAGAGAGTATTGGGTGGTATATGGGACTTAATCAATCAAGCAGATGTAGTGATTGCCCATAATGGTGATAAATTTGATCTCAAAAAACTCAATACGAGATTCCACATGAACGGTTTTCTACCCCCTTCCCCATACCAATCAATCGACACTCTAAAGGTTGCCAAGCGTAATTTTGCCTTCTCATCTAATAGGTTAGATTATTTAGGGCAGATTATGACAAATAAAGGTAAAATAAGTACAAACTTTCAGTTGTGGACTGATTGTTTAAGGGGCGACCCCAAGGCACTCCACAATATGCTTGAATACAACGAAGAAGATGTACGGCTATTAGAAGAGGTATATCTTGAGTTAAGACCTTGGATTAAATCCCACCCGAATGTCGGAGTATATATGGATGGTGAAGTATGCCCATCTTGTGGTAGTGATGATGTCCATGCTAATGGTGGTTATTATACCACAATGGCAAACAGGTATGAATCTTACAGATGTGATGACTGTGGTGCATTATCGAGAAAATTGCAGAGCGAATTATCTGTTCACGATAGAAAAAAACTAATGAGACCATTGCCAAGATAACTCTTGGTTCTTAGATTAATATATGGTAATATTAGGTGTGGATAAAGAAGAAATAACAGGCTCTTACAAGATAGGATTCCCAAAAGAAATGTCAAAAGAAGAAATAAATTGGATAAAAGAACATCTCTTTAGATTCCTCGAAAGACACTCTTGTACAATCGAGAAAAAAGATGTATAAGGGTGATTCTGGGTTATATTGGTTCACAATATCGTGGGATGGATTCGATGAGTATTCTGAAGGCTCCATGTCTTTCCCAAGAAATGAATACGATGATGCGGTGGATGGAATCAAATATTATCTTGATAAATATAAAAATAGGGATGCCTATCTTAGTGGGTTCGCAATGGAAGACAAAACTTCCTCTAAGAACCTTATGACACCAGAATTTATTAAACAGCTAACAGGAGAATAAATGGAAAGAAACACCTTAAAAATAAAAGCTAATACAGATAACATAGTGGAATTTCTGTATGATACCCCAATAGAAGGGACAAATGCTTACGGTATGTATCATTTGTATGCCTTCGGAATGGATGGGGAAGAAGCGGGCTTATTCGCAACAGATACATTGCATGAGAAGTTGAAGAACTTCACAAAGGGTGATTCTGTGAATATTCGTAAAGAAGAATATGAAGCAGGTAAGTTTGGTTGGAATGTTATCCCTCAAGATGGGACACCTACGAGAAAAGCCCCACCACCAAGCGTAAGCACACCAACGACCACTCAAAGTGTAGATGCAAGGACAAAAGACATCCATAGACAGGTATGTCTGAAACTTGCAGTACAAAGTATGGACACCTCAGAGACATTAGATTTTGCAATGGTAAAGTTGCGTATGGAAGGTCTGCTTGGGGTATTGGACAACGAGGAAGTTAAAGAAGAACTCCCCTTTTGAAAAAAAGCCTGATTAAAAAGCTCGACTCAGCGTGGGGTTTAAAAGTCCGTGGATATGGGATGTGTGAGAAGTGCCATAAAACCTCTCCCTTAAATGCTCATCATTTCTATTCACGGGCAATCAGGTCAGTCAGGTGGGACTTAGATAATGGATTTTGTCTATGTGTTGGATGCCATGTATTCTCATCTAAGTTCTCTGCCCATAAAACACCCGCTGAATTTGTGGAATGGGCAATAGAGAAACGTGGGCAGGAATGGTATGATGATCTAAAAGGGAGAAAAAATTTATTAATGAAGTACAAAGACGGGGATGTTGAATCTTTACTTAGGAGAATGTTATGAAGAATAAATTTAGAGATGGTCTCGCATCAATCTGGGGGCATACTGAAATGGAATTAGCCCCCCTGACAAAAGCAGAACTATTAGATAAGATGGCAGAAATTAGTAATATTGTCGATGATTTGGTAAGTCTCGACCTCGAAGGTGAGTGTACCCATTGCGGTGATGTGTATATATGTGAACCCTGTATGGATGAGATGTGTTCGGATATTGCCACTTAAAAAGTAAGGTATGCCCATTTGCATCAAGTGTTTATTGTGGGTTTCAGACAGGGGAAAACCGTCTGGAATATATGAAAAAATGCCCTTTAAAAAAGAAGGAAGTCAGAAAAGAAAGAATTTATGATAAAAATACTTAAATTTGTTGGGCTTATATGGCTGATACAAGTGGCTCTTGTTATAATTAGCCTCCCAATGTGGGTATTATTAAAATTATGGGGATGATACTTAACAATGTGGATAAAGAACAGTTGGAAAGTGTAATGTCGTGGTTGGCATTCCCCATAAAAATTTAGGAGATTAAAATGGAATTTACGTGCATAGAATGCGAAACTCTTTATGATGATACAGATGGAGACACAGACGAAAGAATGTGTAATAAATGTCTTGACAAAATATATGATGAAGATTTAGAGAGGCAATCAAAAGAATACGTTAAATCATCTATGAATAAAATCGATAAATTAATTAAATCTTTTGCCTAATCGCAAAGCAAAACAGAGGAAAAAATTGAAGGTACTCAAGCGAAAAAAGATTGCTGAATATAAATCAAAGAAACGAAGGGAGCGTAAGAATGAAAGTAAAAGACTTCGTAATGTGGGCTAAGTCCATGCAGGAAGAAGAAAATCGTATTATGCTCGACAAGGGCAAGGAGTATACGGTTAGTGATGAGGATAAGTTTAAGAATTTCAAGAGCATAGCAGATAGAATTAACATATCATCTGAGCAGGTTGCCTTGACCTATTTATTAAAACACATGGATTCTATAAGAAACTTCGTCTTAACTGGTAAAGAATCGTCTTCTGAGCCAATTATGGGTAGGATACAGGATGCCCGAAACTATTTATTACTATTGGGGGGTATCATTGAAGAAAACATGGACAGAAAATGATTCTATCCAGTGGGTAATAGATGCCCTCAGCAACCAAGTAATAGAAAAAAGGGATAGAGAAAACCATAAATATGATGAAGTTAGGGCAGATCAAGACTTGAGTTGGTGTCCTTTATGTGAATGTAAATGGGAAGAATTTGAAGGTAAGATATGGTCTTCTCTCGATGACCCCCTATGGAAGATGGATATATGTCCCGATTGCCTTGCAGAGTAGAGAACGGTGAGTTATATCTCCCCCATATTGATGTGGAAGATGGGGAGTATTATTTTGAACTAACCAAGACTGGGGTAAGATCATCCCAACAGAATAATTATTATTGGAATATAATTAACATATTAAGTGAAGAACTCGGATATACTAAACAAGAAATGCACCAAACTATAAAGAATCACTTCAATATAGAATCTACAAAATCATTGGAAACTAAGGAATTTAGTGATTTTATTGAACGATTAATAAGGTGGAGTGCTATTGAACTCCACATAGCCATCCCAGACCCCGTATGATGCCCTATTTAGCCCAAAATAGCCCCTTAACGGAGGGCAAATACGATATGCGTACTAAGTATCCAATGTTACGATAATTGCTCTCTTAGGCTCATATTCGCACTATATACGGAAGGAGCGACCTCAGTAAAAGTTACAGGTTTTGTCATCCTAACATAGTGATAATTTGTATCATCGTAATATATAAACTTCTTCCAATCCTGTACTGAAGCATTCATGTCTTCTAAGGCTGTTTTCTGTGTAGAAAGTATATGAGACCAATTCCAATCCCAAGTGGTCTTAGGGGCATGGCGTTTATTTGCATATTCATTCCCACCATAGGATGTCATTATATCTGTGCCAAATTCTTCACCTGTTTTCGCATTTAATTCAGGATTAACAGCAAAATCATATTTAGTCCCGAGTATCATCTCAGATACACCAGCATAATAATCATTAGTGCCGTTATATATATAGATATATTGTTTATCAGTGATAGACAAACTGAGTGTATTCCAATCATTTGCTGGATGGTCTGTCGTTAAGGTATTTACATAATCGCCTGTAACCCAAGTGGTGGATGAGTTTGATGCGTATATTACTAAATCATTCTGTTCCGCACTGGGATGATATAGGGCTATTGCATTCGGTGATTTCTGTGAACCTAAATCTATCCGTAAGACTTCATATTGTTCCCAATAATTCCCCATAGATAGAGATATATTTTGGTCTGCTAATCTATCTAAATTACTAATTAATGCACTATTCGCAGTGAATGTGGCTGTCCAAGGGTCTCCAGCTTGTGCAAATGACCCCGCTGTTAATGTAGCTTCTGAGAACCCTACGCTGTCGTAAATAAAACTTCTTGCCATTATGAAACCTTTATTGCCTTAATCGAACTTCCATTCGGTTTTTTATTAATACTCTGTACTATATAGTAATCTGTACCCATTGATGCACCATATATCTTTATATCTGAATCCCAATTTGAGAATAAGATTATATCCCCTATCTCCAAATCATTATACTTTGCTCTGCCACAATCAAAATCTATTATTACCTTACGGTCTTTAAATATATCTCTGTATGCTTCAGCCAGTTTAGTGGCAGTGTCAGTATCAAGTGTATCTGCATCCATTTTGAGCTTTAATCCTCCTGATACATTATACCCACCAACGTCTGTCCCTTTAGAGGTCGCATCTGCTGTTGGGTTCACACTTGAGAGGAATTGATCTTGCCCATAGTCTTTATTGTAATTTATTGTTATATCATTCCTAACGCCACCCAAAGAACTCCTTGAGATGGATTTTAAATTACAATCATTGAAATCTATTGTCTTATTGGCACTCCAACCACTTTTCTCTAAGGTTTTTATTTTATATTTCCCATCACCAGATATAAAGACCCAGCTTAATATCTGTTTACACATACGATTGATTAAATCTTTTGAGTTTATAAATTTATTCTGTGAGAAAGCAAATTTCACATTTGTATAGGTATCTGCGAATATATTAGCTAAATCTGTTAGTCCAGATAGGTCGAATGAGCTTGTATCTATCGTACTATCTGTAAGCTCAAGCTCTTCCCTCATTATGTCTTCTATGATATATACTGGATTCTCACATAAAGCTCCTGTAGCATAAGATGTTCTGGTGGATATATCAGAATGGTATTTTCTACCCTTCCCAGAGTAATAGATATAGTCTACTTCAGATGGTGTATTGACTGTCTTGGTTCTTGTCCTGATAATAGTTTCCGTGAAGCCCTGCTCCTCCTCTTCAAATTGAGTCTGGATAGCAATCCCACCAGTTATAATTTCTTCATATTGTTCAGTAATTTTATGTGGCTCTATTGCCTCTACATTGAAATCTATTACTGCCCCTGTTTCATAAATTTGAACAGATTCGTCTGTGGTTCCTGTAAACAATTTAAAACTTATATTTTTTTCAAAATCAAAAGATTCTTGTTCTGTAGACGTAAACATTCCTACAATATTATATTTCACTTCTGAGTTAGTTGTGATTGCTGGTAAAGTCACTACACCCGCTAATTGGAAATAATCGTCTACTGTATCCGTTAGGCTTGTAACTGTCCCCCATTTTACTAACGAAGAGATGCCTGTAAAATCACCAAGTTTATTGACCTTTGATATTGCATAGCTTATCGAGGCACGAGAATCCGAAGCTACTGAACCATTTACCGCAATAGTTGTAACGGTAGAAAAACTTCCATCAACTGCATTAAGCGGATTAGTTACGCTTCCTGACCCAGTAATCGTACCACTACCCTGTCCAGAAGAACTTAAAGGTATATAAACACTTGCACTTGAGCCACTAAATTCTACTGTCGGATTGTTTGTGGTTGCATCAATAGTCCCAGTTAAGGTAGAATAATATCCATCCTTATATACATATACATTTCCATTATCTAATGTATGTAATACTTTTGAATCTACCTTTGCCTCTGACCCTTGAACCCCAACATCCCACTTATCCGTTATAATCGCAGGGAAAGCTCCTTTATAAAATTGTTTATATCTATCAAAATGAGTTGTAGGAATAGTGCCAATATCAGTTTTTTCATAGAAATCCCCATAAGCCATTGGGATTGGTTTGCCAATGTTCTTTTCGGGTGCATTTGGGTAATAATGGGCATCACCAGATGCGGTATTTTGTATAACCGCAGTAGGTAGTTGTTTGTTATATTTAGAGGTATAATCTAATAACTTCAATGAGATACTCTTTACACCATAAGAAAAATCACCAGAGATAACACCTGTTCCTATAATGTTTGCGGGTGTGTCATAAGTATCAGCCCTGCCAGTATTCTGGAATAACTCCCATTTACGATTGGCAAAATTATTTGTTGAGAGCAGATCAGAGAATCTGCCACCTTCTATTGTATTATCTGTATTGATTAATTTTACAGACATATTCATTAAAGAAGTGGTGAAGTTAAAGAAGTCTAATGAGTGGCTTAATCCACCCCAACTGGAAACTATCCCATAGTATGTATCAGAGCCATCTACCCTATCTTGATCTGATACTCCTATAAAAGAGGCTTCATCGTTATAATATAACTTCAGTACCCAGAATGATTCTGTAGAATGAGTCTCAAGAGCATCGCTTAGACCTGTATCGAAGGCTAACACTAAGCTAATGCTCTCGCTTTATTAATTGCAGGTAGGAGTTCATTGGTAACATAATCCTCTTGGACAATACCACCTTGTATGTAGACGTTGGTTGTAGAGCCCTTTGCCCCATTAATATTTTGAGATTCTAATGGAGTTATTGAGACATGTTCTCTCTTATTGCCTTCTCCAGTCATAAATAGAGTTGGTTTATCTACAAAACCATCAAATCCATGTTCGGCAAATTTTACGTTTCTCACCCCAGCCTTTGCAATCTCTAATGCAACCAAAGCAAGTGCAGATTTTACCATGCCCATCGGGGTAAAAGCCCATGCTATCGCTTTGGACATCTCACCAGAGGCTATTATTACTCCCTGTATGAGATTCAAATAACTGATTATGAATTTTT